GTTTTCTCTGGACTTGCCCAATCTTGGAAAAGAGATTGAGAGAACTTTGAAAAATGGTGGAGTTGCCGCTATGGTGATTCAGGATTCCACCAACGATTTCAAGAAATCGGGAACGACATTCCGAACCATTGTGAATTGGTTGGATAACACTGAATTGAAATTATGGGAATGTTGTATCTATAATAGAAAGGCAACACCTGGAGCTTGGTGGACTTACCGATTCAGTGTTGACCATGAATATATTCCAATCTTTTTCAAGGGTAAGCGTCCCCAACATTTTGATAAGGAACACATGAAAATTCTAAATCCCAATGCTGGGAAGAAAATTAAAGGTTCTGTGAGAGGTAAGGATGGTGATCTAATTCCTTTGGAATGCACTACTAATGAAATGATGTGCTGTGGTACTATCCAACACTATTCAAATTCCAAGAGGGAAAGACCAAAGGATTGGCATCTCAAAAAACAACATCCTGCGACTTTTCCAGAGAAATTAACTGCTGATTATATCCAAGCATTCACTAAAGAAGGAATGCTTATTGTCGATCCATTCTTAGGAAGCGGTACTACTGGTGTTCAGTGTAAGAAGTTAAAACGAAAATTCATCGGAATTGATGTTTCCGATGAATATCTTGAAGTTGCTAAACAAAGGTTAGCCTTCGTTGATAGCTAACCAGTGGCTATAATTGACGGGTTTTTTGAAACCACGATCAACAAATTTACCCCGATTATCTGTGAATGAATCGCGGAATACTTGTTCTGCGAAGTAACCCATGATACCGATTTCTTCGTCTTCTTCACCTCGTAATTGTTTTTCT